AATGAGCTTAGAACTAATAAAAGACTTAAAATGACTTGTTTCATGAATTTCACCGTTTGTTATAAAGTGTACTAACTTTAACAAACTGGTTACTAAATGTCACATAAAGCAAGACCACCCGAAGGTGGTCTTTTAAATCAGGCTATGCATGTAAAAGTTTTTCAGCACCAGCGGCCAAAAAAGCAGAACGAGTTTTAAATCTTTTATCTTTACCTACATTATCATCAATCTTGCGAATTAAACGGCTAGGTAAAGTTACGTTGATTTTTTCAGGCTTACCAAGATAACGACTAACATCCACCTCAGTAACAGCCCAGATCATGCCTTTATAATCTGGATCATCTACAAATTTTGCTAAGTCGGATGCTAATGGAATTTCTTCTCCATCTTCAGCAAGGATTTCTAAGTGACCAGAAATTGCCTCTTTAACGTTCTCGATAGCTTCCTCTAATGTATCGCCTGCGCTAAAACATCCTGGAATATCTGGAACGGTGACACCAAAGGCCTCGGTGTCTGTACCTCTCTCGATAGCAATTGGATACAACATTGCACTCACCTCATGTACAAAATCGTACTGCGAAATAGGACTATATGAGTCTGATTGAAGCGGGTCACTTTAGACCCGCTTGCTTCAAAATGCTTTTAACAGTTCCGCTTGGTAAATCCTTTTTAGGATGCGGGATAGTAACTAATCCCTTTTTGGTTGGGTGTTTGAAGTGATGATGACTTCCTGAAACCCTAACCTCATACCAACCGTCTGCTTCAATCATTTTGATTAAATCCAGACTTTTCACACCGTCCCCTATTAACTTGATGAGATAATTATAACCCTAGGGTTATTTTTGGTAAATACCTCTAGGGTTATTTTTTAGTAGGATGCTTCATTTTTTTATGCGAATCATCAAGAAAAATATTATCCATAGCGAATATGCAGTCGTTAAAAATATCTCTGTCGACTGGTAGTTCATAATGATCACAATATGCAGATATAGATGAAATATCTAAGGCTAGAGGAATACCTTGCTCATAACGTCTTGAGCGTGAAATGATGTTATATGCCGTTAATATTGCATGTGAGGTAAATGAATATTCAGGCTTCTGGAATTCTTCTAGCTTCTTCAAATTTAAGGCTTGGGCGATTGCCGTTTGCTTCTGGTTGTAGTCACTCGCTTCTTGCTCTGAGTTGAACTTTGACCAGTTGTAGAGCTTGAGGACTTTCCCACCACTTCATCCTTGTAAGAATCTGCTTCTTTTTGGATGTTTTCTGCTTCTTGTCTCACAAACAACCAGATTGCTATGCCAAGATCACCTAGATTCAACAATTTAATTGCATTTTCCTGCGAATATTCTGGTTCATACACAATCAATTCTTGGTTTTCGGTTACTTCTTCAAAAACTACGCCTTTCCAGTCCTCAATTAAATGGCAGGCTGCAGCTTCAAGAAGCAATTCATGATAGAGCTTGTCATCTTTACTAGCTTTACTTACGTCATAACCTTTAGATGTGATTTGGTTATTTGCTCGTTCAAGAGCTACTTGATATGGTTTATATGCGATACCTCGTATCTTAAATTCAGCTAAAACATTGCCATCGCCATCAACATACTCCCGCCATTTGCTAACTGTTTTACTGGTCTGAATGCTTACTTTTAAAGCCATTTTAAACTCCAAAAAAAGCAGCCCTAAGGCTGCTATGAGATTAATATTTAAGGCGCAGGAACTGCTGCTGGTGTACGAGTAATTGTTGGTGCTACTTCTACGACTTTATATTCGAATGAAGCATTTAAAAGATCTGAATTACCACCACTAGGTAATGGAGCTGTAATTTCAGCTTTAGGAATAAAAATTTCATATTTATTCCCATCTGTATCAGTGATTGGAACTTTTAATGAAATCGTTTTGTTAATTCTCAACAGACCCTAGTGAATTGCTTTTCATACATATCGGATGTATTGCGTGACCAAGCTGCGGTAAATGAGCCAGTACCTGCAGCAAGCATTTCAAGGATTGCACGTGCATCAATCCCTCCACCTAAACAGCGTTGTAGCTGCATGGTGTTATCCCAATTAAATGTAAAAGCGGTCAAGCATGAAATCCCTGCTTGAGAAACTCCATCAATCAAAATGTCACCTACAGAGACATTCGACATTTTGGGATTGTTATCTGCAGCTGTAATTGTTCCAGCTGGTGCTGAAGAAAAGTTTGTTCGACCGAGAGCCATTAGGCCAAAAGTCATTGTAATTAAGCCAGCTTCAGGAATATCAATTCCAAAAGTGTTTACATGACATCCACGGAAAACATGGTAGTCATTAACATCTTCAAAGCCACGTAAAACAGAAAAAGTTTGACGAAGTGTGCCGCCAAAAGTTAAGACATTTGAGGACCAGTTATTAAAAGCAGCCGCAGCCATCAAGTCTTGAACTAAAGCGCTATACTTTGCTTCACATTTTAAGTCACCGGCATACTCAGCACCGGTAATCATTGATGAACGTGCAATACGGCCACTTGTGATTGAGTTGGAGTCTTCCTTCGTTACTGTCGCATCAAGGCCATTTTCAGTAAATTCAAAAGTTGTACGTGCGAAGGGTGATGGTGTGGTACCAATAGTGGTTTCCTTCGCGATTTGTGTTATCTGACGTGCACCACTCGACATGGCTTTTACTCCTTATAGGCATAAAAAAACCACCTCGAAAGGTGGTTACTAAATTAGGAACATAAAAAAACCGCCCTCAGGCGGTAACTTCTTTAAAACTTAATATCAATCATCCAAATCAACACTTACTCCAGTAACAATATTTAAATTTGGTCCATTTATGCTATTAACATTAGCGAGGCGAATTTTTACATCAGAAATACATAATTTATTAGACAACTGCCATTTACTTAGCTCCTTAGCCATTACATCTGCCAAGTGTCGTTCAAGCTCTTGTTTTTTAATTTCAATTTCTTCTAATGTAAGCATGCAAGACATATCAATTCACTCTGTATCCGATCGTAATATTATATTGAACAAAGTCAGCATCTTGACCGGAATAAATTGATTGTCCATTCAAACATTCTAAATGTTCGACTGAGAAATATTCAAAATGTGCCAGCAATGCATCACTAAGTTCTGTTATTTCCCTGTCTCCAGTATTAGGACGGGCAAAACATTGAATTAAGATATTCCCAGTACGGCGTGTACACGGCTTATTTCCTAGTCCAGCAATAAAACTTGGTCCTCCCGTAATGGTTAAACGACACCACACACCTTTTGTTGGTACCGTAAAACCTGGTGCATTTGGATACTGGATTCTATCTTGAGAAATCCCTGTAAAACTCATCATTCGGTCCACGATAGCTTGTCTAGCTTGCTCTAAAGTCATTGCCATTTTAGCCACCGTACTTTTGAGTAATATAAGTAAACGTTGTGCTATAAATGCCCTGCGGTGCTTGATCGGACCAACCGTTTTCTAAACGCTCAGCATATGGCTGATTGTTTTGAATATAGATCAAACTCCCTAACTTAAACTTAACAGCTTGAATCGCGGCATCTTGCACCGCATTTGTAGAAGGCTCTCGCACACCGTAATCACCAGATCCAATAGAAACAATATGCGATGCCCGATAAGCTCCAGTATCAACAGGACTTAGATTAACCAAGGATTGCACAGCATCCATGGTGATTTTTTTTACATGCTCATCTGCCTGTTTCTCAACTTCAAAACTAAAGCTGCTCGGCCTTGCTCCCTTCCACCCCATGTTTTTTAACCTCACTTGCTTCGAACATTTCAAAAAGGTCTTGAGCGATCGCTTGAATCGAATACGCTTCAAACTCTACACTAGGTTCACTTTCACCCATTCGCCGCTTTACTATTTGCCAGACATGAACAGCTTCATGTAAAAGCAATCCATAAACTTGAATTTGATCTTTATCGGATGTATCCCCAATCTGGACAATCGCATATGCACCATCAGAAAAAGTACTAACTTGCGCATCCGCTCCCATATCCAAAAATTGATCGGCCTTATCCATATCTTCAAATAACAAATCCATGTGAATTTGATTTCGAGCAAGCGTATATTGAACATGTTGAAATGGAGAGGTGTGCCATAAAGGTACGTAATCTGTACTTATCATTTAAACTC